AATTTATGTTCAATGACATTTGTAATTACATCTGTATCTAATTCGCGATTCGCTAATATTTCAACCATTTCTTCGTCATCATATCCGCTGTCCCAATCATCATTATCAATATCACCATTATCAGAATCAATGAAATCGTCATAATGATCATCCTTATCATTATTGAGGATATTTTCGACAAAATTGTCATTTTTAGGTTCCTCTACAGTATTTTCTACACTGGATTCTTTTGACGTTTTATATTTTCTTTTTTCCATAATACCGTATTTTAGATAATGACAAGTAGATTCATTTTTGGTAAATACATTTTGCTTGACATCGGGATTTAATTTTAGGTATTCTTTCCAATCAAAGTCACTTGGCAGTTTTTCTTTACTATAAATTCTTTTTTCTTTGATACCATACTTCAAGTAATGAGTAATAGCTCCTGATTTAGTTTCAGTCTCTTGTTTTACATCCGCATTTAATTCTAAATATGTTTTCCAGTCAAAATTCTTTGGCAACTTGTCCATTTTTTATATATAAACAAACGCTACATATTTTTTTTTCATTTTTTACTTATTTTTAAATAGAACAAAAATAATAAACAATACTCAATTTGTGATTTTCCAATTTGGACAGAAAATATCAATGTCTTCTTTTGTAATTCTTCGATATGGGCGAATTTTGTATAATTCTTCTAATCCTGCATCAAACATGTCTTGAGGTCTTTTTACGTATTTCGCTTTTTTTCGATAAGATTCTTCGGATTTGTGTGAATTCAATGGGGACACATAGTAATAGGCGAGGCTTTTTCGAAACACATTTTCAGGGCAATTTATTTTTTCAGGTAATCCATGCCAAGATATATCGTTTGTCTTGAATATAATAGCACGGTTGAATTTGATTTCTGTTTTAGTTATACATTGGGTTACATTGTCATTCCACAATTCATTTTGACCATTCCACTCCGGAATCCAGTCCTTGCTTAAAAAATAAATCACATTGATTCTTCTCTCTTTACCTGAATAAGGATGTTTTTCATAGTCTAAATGCACGTTCAACCGTCCATGTTTAGGATGACAATGTAGTCCTGCTCCATGTAAATATTCATCATATGTCAAATTCGGTATATCGGTTAATTTTTGAAAAATCTCTACCATTTTTTTATGTGACAAATAATAAAAATAATTCTTTAATTCGCTTGGCAAATACTCTATATTGTCATACGCATATTTCACTTCAATAGGATTCATGTAAGTATGCCAGTTTCCGTAATGTTGCGGAAACAAGTTGTGCAAATTTTCCGCGTAATCCAAGTTTAAAAAATCATCAATAACAATATGTTCAAATGGTTTTGCGTCGATAAATTTTTCTCTCAACAGATCAATATTGTTTATCCACGATCCAAAATATTCATCACAGACCGCAGCATTTATTTGTTCTAAATAATCGTTGTCGATTTTAATAGTATTTTCACACATATTGACACACAAATATAAATTTATATTTTATTATATAATGAATAATTGAATTCATTATATTATGAATATTTTCAATTCATTTATACCAAATTAACAAAAAAAGTGTAAGGTCGATAATCGGGGTCGACACCGGGAGGAGGGTTTGTGGAGCTATATTTAATATTAACAACTGTTCCCGTTGCACAATAATATCCGCCACTGGATTCAAGAGAGGAGACAGAGCCTTCAAACACTGCGAAAGATTCTCCCGGAGGGATAAAAGTTGTTGGATTTCCACCAACAACCAACGGTGTTTCAATTTGTTTGACAACATCGGAAGGTGGATTATTGTTATAGTTGTAAGTGTTTTGAAGAGGAAGATTTATAACTAAAATACCTTCGGGAAGAGGATTTCCATTTGTGTCAACCCCATTTTCAATGTTGAAAGACCAAGACCATTGACCAATAATATTCCCTTGTTGCGTGACTTTTGTAACTTTTGTGCCCAAAACGGAACCGGCTCCTTGCGAATTACTTGTAGGTTGTAATTGAACATCCGCAGTTGTTTGCACTGTTTGGCAAATAATATTTCCAATATTGTTGAGATGTTGGTCTACAATTTCAAACACTTGTGAACTACGAGGCACGTAAAGCGTAAATTCGATTTGACTTCCAGACATTTTATATAATAAAAAAGTAATATATTTTTTACAAAAAAAGAATTGATTTTTTTATAAAAATAACTAACTCCAACTAAAGACTTATTTTTTCAACATAAGAGTAAACTCGAACATGCGGTAATTAGCCATAGGAGACTTGTCCGAATATTTGGTTTTAACAACGGTGCCTGTGGCGCAGAAGTAACCATTCGTGGATTCCCATCCCATCACGGCGCCATCAAAACAGGCAAACTCTTCTCCAGGAGGAACATATTCGGTGGGGTTTCCACCAGGTACCAAAGGAGTTTGAATGTCTTCGGTGAGGTCACTAGGGGGTTTATCATTGTAAAAATATGTATTTTCAAGGGGGAAATTCACAGACAAAGTTCCCTCGGGAAGGTAGTTTCCTGCATCATCCATAACGCAATTAGCAGGGATCATGAAAGCATTGCACCATTGGCCACGAATATTACCTTGTTGTGACACTTGTGTGCATTTATTGACTAAGAGTGATCCAGCACCTAAAGAGTCCATGGTAGGGTCTTGTTGAAGATCCGAAGTGACTTGAACGGCTTGGAATTCAATTTTTCCGACGTTGTTAAGAACTTGTTGAGTGACACAAACGACTGACGAACTCTTGGGGGAGTAGAGGGTAAAAACGCATTCAGACATTTTTTATAAAGTATAAAAATAATAGTTTTTTTACAAAAAAAATAATTCTTCAAAAATGCCTAAAGTTTTTAGAAAAAAGCGCGTAATCAAAATTCAGCGATTATTTTTTGATTTCTTGATTGTTTAATCCAACGCATTCTATGGGTATATCGTATATGTAGTGAGCCATATTCACAAACCCGGATATATGATTGTAAAAAGAAAATGTTTTTATTTTTTTAGCCTTTGTTACGGTAAAGAATTCGAATAATGTGTCTTTAAAATTGGAGGCATGTTGTTCATATCCTAAATGTGCAATATTAATGTGAAATGTGGAAATGGGATAATTTGAAGTCATTATTTTTTCTTTGAATCGCTCGGAGTCGCTCATTAAAATATCAGTTTCCTCTTTGTATTTATCTAGGATAGACATGTACAATTGAAAGTTGTTGTTTTGTTCTTCTTCTTCTTTTCTGATTAAAAAAGAATCTCCTAGCCTGAAATGGAATATATTATAATTCAGAGGTGTCGATTTAGCGCGATTTACATAATATATAAAAGAATTAAATTCATCTGTAGGTGTCAGAAGCGTTTTCATAAATGATTTGCATTCTTTTGATAATTCATTATTATTAAGATGACTATTGGTAAATAAACAACAACAATTGCTTGTATTCTTTTTTAGAAATTCATCAATATCTTCGGGATAAATAAACGGAATATTATCTTTGTTGTCCAAGACAAATTGACTGTACTCGTGTGGAATAGGCTTGAAATATGCAGACAACGGATGCAATTGCATATCCACAATTAAATGAAAGTTATATTTTTTGGAAAGTTGAAACATACTTATAGTGCCCCTTAGAATGTCACCCAAGCCAAAATAGTTATTGTATTGATCCACCGTTACATTTTTGTATTTGGTTGTCCAAGTTAATATTACAGTCTTCGCACGAATAATATTGTTTATTTCGTTTTTTTTTGTCTCATCAATACCACCATGTGACCAATTTTGTATAAAATAACTATCTGGATTGTTTGGATTACTTTGCAAAGCCATTTTACATACTGGTGTAGTCGAAAACATATAATCATTTGAAAAATGATGACAATAATAACCCAAATACTCAAATTCTGTAAAAACGCGTGATAATTTGAAAAAAGTATCTTTCACTACGTGTTCAACTCGAATGTTTTCTACATCACACCGAATTTTGCAATATTCGTCATAATCGCAATTGTGCAATTCTTTGAATTTATTAGCCGCCCCTTCTAAACTTTTTCTTGTAAAAACAAAAGGAAATCCGTTGCTCATATAATGCACATTTTTAGGTGTAAATGTGGAATCTTCGCAAGCTTTTTTCCAAACATTAAATACGGTTTTGTCTTCACTCTCTTCTATTTTCAAATATTTCCACGGAATTTTTCCATCTTCTTGAATTAATTTTTCGCAGTCAAGTGGTTCTTTTAAGATAAGGTCTGAGTCCAATATAATGATATAGTCTGTATTGCAATCTTTGTAACAATTTGCCTTTACTGTTTGCTGCTTGATGTAGCCATGATAATTGTAATGAACCGGAATAACACGAACATTTACTATATGCTTCAATTGCAATCTTTCCAACATATCATATACCTCGAAACGTGCAACGTCGTGCGTATAAATAATCAGTTCGTAGACATTTGAAAAATCTAAATATTTTTTTAGAGAGAGCAAACTATATTCCAACCATTGAATATCATTTGTGTACGTTTTATAAACAATGGTAAAAACAGCAACATAAGGATTAGGACAGATAGTATTGAGTTCTTTTAATCGAATCAAATCTGGATATTTATTGCTTAAATAGGTCCATTCGTAATCAGCTAAATGGGTAAAACAATTGTGAATGCCAAATGGTGCTGGGTTAAAAATTGTCTCTACTGAGAATTGTTGTGCTTCTTCGAATGTAGGAGTGTATAATGGCACTTCTGTTTGATAACAAAAATATTCATCTTCATTGTGATATTTGATGGTAGAAGGATCTACTTTGGAAATGATTTCCAACATTTTGCTTTTTTTGCGAAGGGATAGACCGCCATTGCCCACTTTTCTATCACGAATCCAAGGAGCACCGACATAATCATATTTTAAAAATTCATTGATAAGGTGTTTGTTTTCTTTGATAATTAACGAGTCGGTTTGAAATATCAAGAAGGATTCCGTAAGGATATATTTGTAAAAATCGGCGGTTTTCAGAAGCAAATTATATTCCTTATTCATCAAGTTTTCTTTTTTCAAGTTGACAAGTGTAATTCTATTTTTGTATAATGCCAAGTCTGTTTTTACTATTTCGCGAACAAATGCTTTATTGCTTGAACCGTGAAACACAATAAAGTCCCATTCTTCACTTAAATTTTCTAAAAAATTTTTTAATACAAAAGACAGAGCTTTGTGCTTTCTTGGTTCAATAATAATAGCGGTGTATTTTTGCATTATATATTTATATACTAGATAGATAAATATATCATTTATTTTAACCTAAACTTTTACTCAACAATCGTATAAATTACACAACAGGTAGAAAACAATGATTATTTTTCAATTAAATTGGTGCAAATATAATCCATAATCTTTGCATCTTCTAAACGATTGTGTGTTTTGTTTCTATAACAAATAAAATGAAACTTATTACCATTTTGATTCGCGAATTGTATCATTTCTTGCAATGTTGCGTCCCAGCCAGATGGCAACCCGATTGTGTAATAAAAAAAGGGTCCTAACCGAATATCATTATCATACGCCTGCGGACAATGTTGAGTTACAAATACCGCAAATGCGACATCATCAGGATCACTGTGGTCAAATTTATATTGTTCATGAATCATTTTAATAGCTAGTTGTCGTGACATTATAATGCATGTGCCGGTTGCAAAACGAACGTGTCCTATTTTTGTCTCTATTCCACAAAGATCTCCGCCGTATAAATATTCTACGTGTTGATATTTCTCTAAAAGGCGAACCAGTTTGGGTATATCAATCACGGTAGATATATTTGTTCGGACAACAAAATCGAAGTGTCTTCCATGAACATGATGCAAACACTCTATAGTGGCTAAAGTTTTAAACAATATAGTATTGTTGTCTTCGTTAATTCTAACTCTCGATATATCATCTTGAATAAAAACATGCTCATTGTGTAAAAAACAGCTTTCCATAAAATACACTTCTACATCTTTGTAATTGTGCATGTATTTTCTTTGCACTTCTAACATTTTGTCATACGCTTCATTTCTGGAATATATTACTAAAATTAGTACCTTCATTATATAATTATATCACGATAAAAATACATGTTTAAATTTTAAAAATGCACACAAGGAAATTGTTTGTCTAAATCTTTTACAAAAAAATGTCCATGCACAGGACAATATTCAGACCAAGATAAACCAATAATAACTTCTTTTTTCATTGCAATTGCAATATGAAGAGGCGCTGACTGAGAGCCAACAAATAAATCGCATGATTGAATCGCGGCGCAAAAATCAAATAAATCTTTTGGTATATAAAATTCTATATGGAGTCCTGTTTTTTCTTTAAATGTGTTGTATTCGTCTTCGCTAAAGGAAATAAAAAGTAGTTTGTCTCCGTGTTGCGCATGCAATGATGCAAAGTCGATTTGGATTGGCCACCGATAAGACGTGGTATTGATAAGAATGCGACCTTTAAACTGTTCAAGATTGTAGTCGTTGAAACAATTGCGACCTTCCCTTTTGCCGAAATGTATCCAATGATGATATGCATCTTCTTTGTTTTTGATGCCTGCCTGCAAATCACTGTAATGATTTACATATTTTTCCCAATGAAAGCAGGCTTTTTCTAAATAAATCCACTGATGTTGTCCCCATTCTACTTGGTATGTTTCTTTAAATTTGAAATACCAGTTTTTAACATCTACGTTGGGGTTGTATCTCCAATCCGTCAAATCAATGTCGATAGGTTCATTGTTGTAAATAGAATATCTGGCAATGTATTCTTGATTAGCAACAATTTGATAAGTGTCATTGTACGCCCGTTCAAGACCAAGACGAAACCCGTCACCTTTTGTAGATAAAAAAAGAACTCCTTTTTTTCCTGTGGAAATGTATTTCTCGTTGATAATAGATAGTGTGTTGATAAAATCTCCCAACAATCCTCCCGCCAAATAAGAAATTGTGTTTTCGACCATTTATTATAATATATTTGTATAAAAAATATTGCAATAAGGAAGCGTTTTTTCGTGTTTATTTATTAAAAATTAGAAAAATATTTTTTCACAATTTCTTCCGTAATTTCCAACTCTTTGTGCAAAGACTCTTTTGATAAATCTGTGTCTTTTAGTACAAAGCTCTTTTTGTAAGTTAAATCTGCAACGGATGGTTCATTTGTGATAATCACTGTAGGATCATATGAAAAATGCTGTTCAAAGAAGTCCTTTTTGTCTGTCAGGATGACAATTTGGTCATACAAGAAGCTGTAATATTTAATGGGATGAACAAGGGACTCACAAGAAGCACCTATATTTCGAACATCAAACAAAATGCGCATCACTTTGTATCCTTTTTGCTCTTTCAAAGAACAGTTCGAAATATAATTGATCTTGTTTTTAATTCGGAATCTGACATCGTTGGCAATCATGCATTCACGACACAACACCATGTAATCGTGATTGTATTCTTCAGCGTCTCTCAACAAATTCATCATATCCCAAATTTCTTCATTGACAATTTTCATGATATTGTAATAAAGAGTGTATTTTTCAATGTCGGCTTTTAGCTGAGCAAAAAGCATGTCATATTCGATTTTCACATTGTCGCGACGACCGTCTAAAATCTTGTCCAACTTAATGTCTAAAATAGAAAGCTTGTCTATGGCTTCACCTAAAGAGACAGGCAAATAATGTAATTCTGTCATGTATATAAGATATATACAAAACAATCGGATTTTTTACTTATTTCTAGACAAATTTACAGGGACAGGTATATTTGCGGGCTTTCCTGGATAATATCTATCGTAAATAATAAAATTATCTGCTTTTAAAAGCTCTTTCATTCGCAAAGGAAATATCATACTTGCAAAAGAAGAATCGCAAACATAAATATCAGATGCATGCAAAAGAACATCGATATAATCAACTGACAATAACTGTAAATATTGATTTGCCAAATCGTATTTCACATGAGAATCGGTTAAATTATAATGGTTTTTATCAGGATTAATAATTAGATATTCTTCATTGTAAATGTGAGGCCATTCATTGTCTGGAATATGGGTTTCTCCACAAGAAGACGTGAAGTGCAAAAAGACGATTTTATAATCTTTAATCTGTTTATAAAGTTCCCATGATTGTGATGTGGAAGGAATATAAAAATAATCGTAATAAATGGACATATTTAGATTTATTGAATTGTAGAAATGTGGAATAAGAAAATAATATGGTGTTTTCCAGTAATTAATTTGGTTATAGTTTAAAAAATTTTCATTTGTAATTTTGTTATTAAATGAAGAAACATTGCATTTTTCAATAGTTTCCTGAGAAACACGAGCATGCAAACTTTTATGAAATGTTTCTGCTGATACAAAAAAATCAGAGTTAATGTCCACGTCTATTTTAAAATAATTTCGATTTTCATATTTGCCATGATTATTCCAATGATGCAATGCATCCTTTTTATTATGAATGCTACTCAGATCAGGATAGGTTTGAATATATGTTTGCCAATCAAAAAAATATTCTTCTGCAATGCAAAATTGTCTTCCTTCAGCCTTTCCATAATTTTCCCAATGGTGCCATGCATCTACTTTATTGTTAATTAGTGATGATAAATCGTTGTAGATGTTTATATATTTTTTCCAATCAAACATTTCATATTGATTTTCATATTGATTATTGATGTAATAAAAAAAAGGAGCAGCAGTTTTATACCAATCTTCACTTAATTTAGGCCAACGTTCCCCTTGGTTTATTTTTTCATACCAATTATTAAAGGTTATAAACTCAACATTAACATCATATAGTGATATTTGCATATTTTTTACCACGGACTTAGGGCAAAATAGATAAATTTTATTGTAAAAGAGAGAAAGAAATCGAATAGCTCCATTCATAAAAAAAAAATCTCCTAGACCACAATGACAGAGAAAGTATGCATTTTTGTTAGATTTATTGGGATTATTGTACAGTTTGTTAAAAACAAAATTTAGCTCCTCTTTTTTTTGAAGAGGTCTTAGTTCTGGTTTCAAGTCACCTAACTCATTCGCCGCTAATTCAGTTTGAAGTTTATTTAAAAAATCATTGATATTGTTGCAAATAAAGGTGTTTTCTTGTTGAAGTGCGCATTTATCCCACTCTTCCATGTCTCGATTATAAATAATTGTGGTGTGTTTACCAAAAATCATGGAATAATTCATGGAACCGCCATCACCAAAATGTATATTGTATTTTGCATTTTGGATTAATTGCACATCTTTCACAAAATTATTGTAATCTAAATTATCTACCAACATTTCTACTGTTTGGTCTATGACGTCGTTATTGTTAGAAAGATTGATTAAAATATTGTATATTTGGGTAATAATATCAGGGGAATGCAATACTTCTGTATTATTTCGATTAATTTGTCTTTCACCTATAATGTAAATTTTATACTTGGATTTAAATGTGCTTATAAACTTTTCAAACACTTTCAAGTCTTGAAACACATTTTCTTTGTCTAGATGGAAACGCGACTTTGTGTGAAAAATAATATATTCTTCTTTTTCTTCTTTTTCTTCTGCATTATTTTGACATGGTTGAACACTCGATGTGTCAAAATCAAGTTTCAGATGCTGTATTTTATTACAATCTACTTGTTTTACAAATTCAGTTTGTCCATAATTCGGAAGATATTCAATATTTATTTTATTGTAAAAAAAAACAACTTTTTTTGAATCAATATTATTGCATTTTAGAACGTTTTTAATTAGTTGCAATCTAAAATTTATATAGTTTATTGGATTTGAATAGTATGTTAAAGATGCAATATTAATGTAAATTTTGTCACATAAATAATTATTTATATCATATTTTAAACAAGCAAGTAATCTCAATATATCGCCTAAACCTAAAGCACATGATTTTTGTTCAGGTGTAACTTCGCTAATATGGAAACCAATATTATTGCATAAATTATTTATTTGTTCTATCATTTATAAATTATAAATAGAAAAATAAAGTTTAAATGTGCAGAAATTAAATCTAATATATTTATATAATTATGTACAAAGATTTTCTGTTAAATAAAAATAGGGAAATATTAAAAAATAAAGAAGTGACAAATGAAAATAATAATATATTTATAAATATGATCCAAACTATTGGTGACATTGGTGGTTTTTGTTTAGCACATATAATTTTAGATATAAATAAACAATTCCACTATAATTTTTATGGACATGTTACTGGGCAAGCAATTAAATTTGCAAAAGTTATTGAAAAATGTGTTAATAATAGTTTAAATAAAATAAATGCTAATTTCAGTTTTTTTATTAGTTTGAATGATGGAGTTAATTTTCCAGAACATATTACCGATTTTATTAAAAAACACATAATTTTTGTTGGGTGTTATTCTCCAATTGGAGATGATTTTATCATTCTCATTCCTGATTTATACATGTTAATGTCGGAGTATGAAGGAGAATATAATGAAGTATGCAGAAACATAATTCCGTTTAATAATAAAATACCGATTGCAAAATTTAGAGGTTCACAAACAGGCTCAGGATTATTATATAATATGACTGAAGTGCAAAATATGACGCGTCCTAGATTAAAAGCGGCTCATATGAGTTTAGAACACCCTACCTTGCTTGATGTAAGGTTTATAGGTTCTTACGACATCCAAAATACAGGAGGTGAAGAATACATTAATTATATGAATTCAAAATTTGGACCAGTGTCACAAAAAGAACCAATGAAAGACTTTAATCAGTATAGATATGTACTATGTTTTGACGGCAATTATGCCCCGCCATTTGCAAGACCAGAAATGATTATGGCATCTGGATCTGTTCCTATTTTTCAAACAAACTATAACAAATATTGGAGCTTTTTTTTAGAAGATGGAATAAATTACGTTAAAATAAAAGATGACTTGAGTGATTTAATACCTGCAATAAATAATTTAAATAATAATCCTCATTATAGTGAAACTATTGCAAATAATGCAAGAGAATTAGCAAAAAATGTTATTAATTATGATTTAATACGTGAATACTTTATCGAGACAATAAATATAGTGTCATTAAAGTGTGCACATTTATAAATAAAATCAACCCATTCTATATTTATTTATGAAAAAACGGTGGAAAATTCAAGTCTATATCTCAGCTAGAAGTGCAATTTGGAAAATCTAGGGTTGCGTTTGGAAGAGATTGAGTAAAATTTACATACAATTCAAATTGTATTGAATGCAAATAAACAGGTCATTTTGGTTTGCATATGGTTTATTTAGCAAAAAAGATAATAGAAAATGTAATAACACTGGATTTTTTGGTTTAGAAAAATTTACCATAAATCCGCTTTATTTAATCCTCTAGGAATTGTTTGAAATAAATGAACGATGTACTCATTAAAATATGTTTTCAAAAAGGAAATACAGTCTTCGTCTAAACTGAAATCAATATTATAATGACAATTTAAGTTTTTCCGTCTATTAAAAACAATCTCGGGAATATCTTTTTTATAAGTCATGTAAATAGTTTTATTCATACAAATATATTTATAATGTAGTGAATATTTATTTTATAATAAACACATATTATTAATAATTGTGTTTCGTAAAAAGAAATATTATTTATATATACATATATATATATATATATATATGTCTTTTTCACAATTAGGACAAGATGTTGAAGTTTTGAGATTTTACAATAATAAAAAAAATGGGTTTTTTATTGAAATAGGAGCATCTGACGGAATAGAAATATCAAATACATATCTTTTAGAAAAAGATTATGATTGGAAGGGTATTTGTGTGGAACCTATACCATATAGATTTGAAGCTTTAATTAAAAATAGAACTATTTCACATTGTTCTAATAACGCAGTTTATAGAGAAAGTGGCTTAGAACTTGTTTTTGATATATGCGTTGGCGGGGATGGTTTGTCTGGAATATCAGAACATATTGATTGTCATAAAAATCAGGTTGATGCAAATAAACAACAAATTACTGTAAACACAATTTCTTTTAATGATTTATTGCAGAAATATAACGCCCCATTATTTATTGATTATTTATCTTTAGATACAGAAGGAAGCGAATTGGAAATACTTAAATCTGTCGATTTGCAAAAATACACATTTGGGCTGATTGATGTTGAACATAATTTTGTAGAACCAAGACGAACACAAATTAGAGAATTATTGACGTTAAATGGTTATGAATTTATTAGAGAGAATTATGTTGATGATTCTTATAAACACTCCTCTTTGTAATTTATATGTGAAACTTTGAATTTAGGTAAAAAAAACTTGTAATATATATATATATATATATGTCGAATAAAAAAAAAGTTGCGATCGTATTTTCGGGACAATCTCGATGCAATCCATTAAGTCATCCACCACACATTGCCATGCAAGAAATAATTACAAAATCATATGTGGATTTTTTTTTCACAGAAAACTTTAAAGCCAAGTATGATTATGATATTTTTATTTCAACAGATGATATTCATTTAACTAACGCGTACAATTTTTTTGGATTAAATTTAAAAAATATACATTTATTCAACACTGGTTATTATTCAACAAAAATTGAAAATGACATACCACCAATAGAAGATTATTTTAATAAATATAATTTAAATGATTTTAGTAATTTTCAAAAATATGATAATAGTATTTATCAATATTACAAATTATTTGACGCTTATAATTTATTAAAAAATTACAAATTAAAAAATAATGTAAATTATGATTTTATAATTCGTTCAAGATTAGATACAAAGTATCAAAATAATATAACAGATTATCTTACATTTTTAGAAGAAAATGAAAAGTGCAAGATGTTTGGTCATTGGGATTTTTTTGCCGTGGGAAGGGCTGACATAATGGACATTTATTGTTCAGCAATTGATAATAATTATGGAACATATTTTAATCCGACAAGAAATAATTCTGTACACAGTCTGATTTCGTGTGGAGCCTATAATAATTTGTTAAATGAACAAGCTTTTGTTTGGAAATTCGCTCCAGAAATTCAGTTATTTGAAATTTTATTTGAATATTGTGATAAAAATAATTTGATAATAGATGAAACTATTAAAGAATGCTGTGCTTGTGAAATTGTAAGATAATTTAATTTCAAATTGTGAAATAGGTCAGTTAATGCATTATTTGTTCAAAAAACTTATTATTTGTATATTAAATTACATTATTTATCTGGGAGCAAAAGTTAAGAAAAATATATTTTTATTAAATGTATTTTTAATTTTTATAAATTTATTGAATTAAATCAAGAGTGTAAAACATTTTGCTAATTAAAAAATATGGAAAATTTTTATCAATTAGCTCATCTTGGGATGTAGTGCCAAACCATATGCATGTAAAAAATGGGATGTAACAAATAGCATCATAAATGTCGGTTTCATATTCTTCGTAAGAATAGTTTGTAACGCCAAATTCTATTAATTTTATGTAATAATAATTTTTTAGTAAAAAAAATGTTGACTTAATGCGAGTAATATCAAAACTTTCTATAATAAAAAATATTAAATCTTGCACACCTTTGCCTATAGCACAATGTTGCCAATCTATAAAATATGGTTCTTTGTTTTGTTTCACATGATAAAATATATTTGGCGATTTGATGTCTCCATGAATGAATGTCAAATTATTTCCTATTGAAAATCTTTTTTGAATATTAGAAAAATTATCGTATATTGAGTTGCATGTGATTTGTTGTTTATTATTTAATATTTTAAACCAATTATTTTTAAATAATTCATATCGCTCGTTTATAAAGTTTTCAAAATAAGGACAAAATGTGTCATCAGTGCTATTTTTTAAGTTAGGAAAAATTTTTTTTAAATTTTTATTCCAAAATTTACTATGCATTTGCGCAAATTTATCTACAATTTGTAATGTCATCTCAATCGGTTCTAAATTTAAATTCAAGTTCACTTGAAAATTTTTATCTATTAGATTTTCTAAAACAATGCCAATTTTATTTAAATTATCATCAAGTAATAAATTGTAAAAATGTGGAATATTTACATTCACGTGTGTTGAAATTGTTGTGTAAAAATAATACTCTCTTTCATATAATTCTAATTTTTTTGCCATAATAGACAAGTTATTTTCCAGTGCATTTTCATATTTTAAAATTTGTGAATATATTTTATTATCATTTGTGATAATTTTAAAACTTACCACATCCGCAATAAATCCACCCTTTAATTTATCATTATCTATGTTAATGTCTTTGATGTTTACAATATTAGTATTTTTTTTTATTAGTTTTTCAAAATAAAATAAATTAGAACATTCACAGTTAATCAAATCAATAATGTCTAATTTGCAAAAATCTTTAATAGTTAAATTAACATCTAACTGCATTAATTCATTTTTATTGTAAATTGTTTCTACTCCAATTAATAGTTTCGGATTCACTCCATTTCCACTTAAAATTCCTGTTTTGGAGTCTTCAAAAATAATGCATTTTTTAGATATAATATTATATTTTTCGATTGCTTTTTTATATGGTTCGCTATTTGGCTTTCCATTTACACAGTCATTGCTTGATATTATAAAATCAACATATTTTTCAATATTAATGTGTTTGACTATTTCATTTGCAACATTTTTATTGCAATTTGTCACTATGCATAATTTGTGTCCGAATAATTTAATTTGTTGAATTGTATTTCGCCCTCCTTCGATTATTTTAATTTTGTGAATATTTTCTATAAATAATTCATCTTTAATATTGGATATTTCAGCAAGCGACACATCTATATTTGCAAGCAATGTTCTTAAAACGTGCGCATCATTATTTCCTTGAATAAAAGTTTTAAATATTTCTTTCGTTAAAGCAATATTATATTTAAATAATATTTTGTCCCAAACCTCAAAGTAAATGTCATCGGTAATTACTAATGTTCCATCTAAATCAAATAAAAATGCGTGAACACCGTTTGTGTATTTTTCAACGGCTAGTGGAGTTCCTAATGAAAAAACAAATTTTTCACTCAATTCATGTCCTTTAAATTTTATATTTGATTTTATCATTTCTGAAATAACACATGATGTGTAAGGTTCATTATTAAAAGTAATATTTTGTTCCAAAACATAACAGCAATATTTAAATAATACATTTATATCAGTAAAAGCATAGGCACCCGTGTTCGCGTTGTCTGATATTTTTTCTTTTTCTTTTATATCTATTATATTAGATTCATCTGTTAATGTTATATATGAATAAATAGGATTTTCATCACAATTTTTTGTATAAAAAACCATATTATTTATTGAATTATAAAATATGTTTCTAACATCTTCTGTGTAAAATGTGTCGCAATCTAAAATTAAGCATTTTTTATGATATTCGTAGTTATTTAAAATAAAACCAATTCCTATTTGCAAAGTTTCAACGGCTCCTTTTGTGTCGCAAATATTAATTAAATTGATAAATGGGAATTTATCATTAATAAAACTTGAGAATTTATAATCATCTAATTTTGAATTGTAAATAATAAACACTTTGTCTTCAGTGGAAATACTCAAATTATTTAGTACACATTCAATCATGCATTTGTCAAATATTTTTATTAATGGTTTTGGTTGAGTGAAACCATTTTTAGAAAATCTTTCTCCTTTTCCACCTAAAGGGATAATTATATTCATATATAGAATTTAGAAAAAATGACAGAAGGAATGTAAATTAGAGAACTATTAACGTTAAATGGTCGTTGTCTTGTTTGAATGAAAAATATAATTGACTCATTAATGACAGATGTTATTATATAATTTAGTTCAAAAATAGTTGTAAATTATATATTTTGACGAGTATTTTATTTCCCAGAACCCGTTTTGCTCCTTCTAGTTTGTGACACCTGTGTAACAACTGTTGTGGGGTCTTGAGTTATAATCGGAATAATTTTTTCTTGTTTTTTTGTTTCCGGTTTAACAGATTCAACTACTGCATTTTCATTTAAATTTAAAATTACTTCTTCTGTTACATTATTTGAATTATATATTTTCAAACATTCTCTTCCTTTCTGATGAGCTGCTAAAGAGGATTTACTTTTTGCAACAAATTTGTTACATCTATTGCAAGGAAAAACGCAATTCTCATCTGATGGCAAAGCCAAAGACAAATCCAGGAACTTTTTTAAAGAAGGTAAATTGATTTCTTCAACAGACAATGCAATTTTTTTCTGAAAATCCTTGACTAAAAGCATAATATTTTGTTTCTGAGCAATCAATTTGTTAAATTCATCGTTAATTTCTTCAATCGTTTCTTTTGGAATGCTGTAGCTATTGGATTCATCTGTTGAAATATTCGAGTCTTTTATTTTATCTGCTAGTATATCAATAATATTTATAGCCATTTGAATTTTATAAAAATCATCTTTCACATCACATACATAAACCAAAATGTATTTGTTGTTTTCATGTTCCTCCACTTCAATTTGATAGTTGGATTTCAAAGTAATCTTTGAGAACTGAGAGAGAATAATTCCATGAGTTTTGAGACCTCGGCAGTCAGATTTGAATTTATCAATTTCCGCTGTGGGCACTTTGTGAGAATAAATCTTATTTTCAATCAATATTTTTGGCTTATTGTTTCGAGTCAATAATAAATCACAAGAATGCGCAGTTTGCGATTTATCGATTACTTCTGCATTGTCAATGTTTTCTTCAAGAATCAATTTCAAATGATTTTCAGCAAATTTTCCTTTCAATGAACTATTGTTTCTGTAACGATCCAAGAATTCTTCTAGACTTGAAAACATCTTGTCTTGATTTGTTTGTTGTTTTGTAGTAGCTTCTAAAATTGGTTGTTGAATGTTGAGCAAGAGAGAATTATATTTAATGTCGAAATTATTGATGAAATGTTCAATTTGTTGCATGTTATTTTTCTTGACAATGTTAGATAATTCTGATAAAATAGTGTCTTGTTTTACAGAGAGATTTTGAGAAGTCAAAGATTCTGTTTCCATTCTCTCTTTGAACAAATTTGCAATGTGTTTTACTTCTTGATTTGAAAGTTGTTCAGTCAATTTTTTGGTTTCTTCTGAGATCATTGAATAAAAGTGATTAATTTCATCATGGATTTGTTTGTTCATTTTTTCATTGTTACTTGGTATAATTGAATTCAACATTAAATTTATTTTATCAACAATAATTCCATTGCTTAATGTTATAAGTGAATTCACTTTTTCCAAAGACTCAGCATTTGTTTTTTGCAAAATCATATTTATTTTATCATCAAACCTGTCAATCTTGTTTGTAATATCTGAAGTTGTAGCTGAATTCAACTTGTTTATATTAGTTGAAATTTCATTGAAGAGAGAATGATTTGATAATGCAGTTTTGTCCAATAATTGAACATTTCCTTTTTCAATTAATTCTTTCAAAGTATCATTATTTTCTCTCAACTGATGATTTATTTTATCTATTTTTTCGTTTCCATTGATGCTAATGATAGTTTTAACTTCTTCAATGTATTCTTTTTTTATATCAAAGAATTTGAGAACAAGTTCATTATTCAGCTTTGAAATATTATTATTTATTTTGTTAATTTCACTTGAAAGCTCGTTTAATTTGTGAGTATTTTCTAAACATTCTGTTAAGATTTTCGAAGTAATTGAATTGTTTATTGTTGTATTAGCATCTTGCAAGATGTTTTCAAATAATCCAACACATAATAAATTAACTTGTTCAAAATTTAAAGAAGCATTTTTTTTATAAAATTCAAAAACTTGTTGGTTATGTATAACCATCTCAAAATTATTATTAGCCATTGTGTATTTTATTATCATAAAAATATATTTAAATCCTTTTTTTTCTAAATAGAATTTTTTAGAAATTCTAATTAGAAATTATCAAAAATAAAATCCTAATTAGAAAAAATTAGAAATTCTAATTAGAAATTATCAAAAATAAAATCCTAATTAGAAAAAATTAGAAA